CCCAATATGCTCATTAATATGAATAATGGGATTCCAAACCAAGAAGAACGGCAATTACTAGAAAGCAAAATAGCATCTAAGTTTTCGGGAACAAGTAACGCAGGTAAATTTATCCTAAGTTTTAACGCGGATAAAGAATCTGCTGCTGATGTGACACCAATTCAATTAAGTGATGCACATAACACTTATCAATTCCTTAGTACTGAAGCTACACAAAAAATAATGGTATCACATCGAATTGTGTCACCTATGCTTTTGGGTATTAAAGATAATAGCGGACTAGGAAATAATGCTGAAGAAATAAAGACTGCAAGTCTTTTAATGGACAACACTGTAATCCGTCCGTTTCAAGAACTTATGATTGATGCATTTGATGAAATACTAGCGTATAATAATATTGCTTTAAATCTTTATTTTGTCACCTTGCAGCCTTTAGAATTTACAGAAGTTGACACAACAATACAAAGCAAAGAAGACGTTGAAGAAGAAACAGGTGTACAAATGTCTTTAAAAGCATATCCTTGGGATAAGTGCATAAAAGAACAAACCGCAAAATACGGTGCAACGGCAGCCCCTAAAATTTGTGGGTACATTAAGGAAAACATGGGAATCAGTTTAAAAGAAATTGATGGAACTGTGGCTTTTGAAACCATAGAAGAAGCTGAAAAAATGGCTGAAATTATGGGTTGTGAGGGACACCATACACACATGGAGGATGACAAAGAATGGTTTATGCCTTGTGAATCACATGATGAAGCTATTGATCTTAAAAAGCCCTGTTATGATGGGTATGAAATGATAGGAATGAAAACCAAAAACGGCAAAAAAGTTCCTAATTGTGTACCTATAAAAGCAAGTGAAGACACACCCGAATTAACAGATGAAATGGGTGATGAAATACTTGCTGAATTAGAAGGTGAAGTTATCACAGATGAGTGGGAATTAGTAGATGAAAGGGATGAAGGAGCAACTGAACCAATAGAAGAATGGGCATCAAAATTAATTAAACCCAAAAGATCATTATTTAGAAAATTAGCTGATGAAATAAAAAAACCCACTTCTAATTATGTGAGTGGTGTTAATAAAGAAAACATTTTTAGTGTTCTAGATAAAGGATTATACAAAGTAAGATATAAGTATATTAAAAAATCTAGAAAGCCAAACGAAGAAGGAAACAAATCAAGACAGTTTTGTCAAAATATGATGGCTATTGCAAAAAGCGGTGTTATATACAGAATTGAAGAAATTGACAAAGCTAGTGCCGAAGGTGTAAACAAGCAACTAGGACACAAAGGGAAGGCTTACAGCCTATTTAAATTCAAAGGTGGCATCTATTGTAGACACGCTTGGAAAGAGCAGTTATACAGGCTTAAAAAAGGCACAGAAAAAAGCGATAAACTAAAGGATTACAACAAAGTGAAAAGCGTTCCAAAAAGCTATAAGCCAAAACCCAAAGGATGGAAAGACGCAGCAATAGCACCGGTAAATATGCCAAATGAAGGAGCATATCCAACTAAAAAGAAATAGAAAATGGCAACAGTATTATTCATAAATCGCACCGACTTAGTCAGAAATTCTATCTTAGATGGTAATGTTGACACAGACAAATTCATACAATTTATAAAAATCAGCCAACAGATAAATATACAAAATTATTTAGGCTCAAAGTTGTACGATAAATTTACAACCATAATAGGAAATGGAGACATAGACACTGCCCCCTTTGCTGATTATAAACTTCTTTTACAAGATTTTATTCAACCCACATTAATTTGGTTTGCCCAAGTGGATTATCTTCCATTTGCTGCTTACCAAGTAAAGAACGGTGGGGTGTTTAAACATACTTCAGAAAACGCTGAGACGGTTAGTAAAACAGAAGTGGACTATCTAGTGGAAAAAGCAAGAACACACGGTGAGTGGTACGCAAGAAGGTTTATAGACTATATGTGTTTTAATCAGTCAAAGTTTCCCGAATACACCACAAACACAAATGATGATATTTACCCCAGTTATGACGCAACTTTTAACGGATGGGTTCTGTGAATTACAAACCGAAGGAAGAAAACATTAAAAAATTAAAAAAGTTTTTATTAAAACTAAAAAAGAATGGCTAGTTTATTTAATCAACAAATATCAGCAACATATCAAGGGTTATTAAAAACCACAAGTAATGGAATTATCACATCATCACTTGCACAAATTACAGATGGAAGTGGAAATGGATCACAGTTGTATCTTTCAACTGCTAGTATTAATTTTTATAATGCTTATAGTTTCCCAAATTCAGATGGTTCAGCTAATCAAGTTTTAAAAACCAATGGATCGGGTGTTATAACTTGGCAAAATGATAGCCTTTCAAACACATTAAACTTTTTGGGTGGAAATTCTACAACAGGTTCTGTTCTTTTAAGTAGTCAAAACTTTTCAGTTTTAGGAACTGCAAACGAAATAGTAACAACCGCATCTAATCAAGCAATTACTTTATCTTTCCCAACTGCAGGGGTTACCTTACCCAATGGATCAGTAGCGACTACACAAACGGCTAGTGATAATTCTACAAAAGTTGCTACGACTGCCTATGTAACAACTGCGGTTTCATCATTCACAGGTGATGTAACAAAAACAGGAACAATTACTCAAAACCAAATTGCAGTATGGAACGATTCAACAGATGAATTAAGAAGTGATGCCACAATTACTGTATCATCAACAAAAGAAAATGAAATAATATTATTGCAGCCTTATGGTGTTTCTTCGATTGATAAAAGTAATTACAACATTGGTGGTGGTAATACTAAGTTAAATCAAGGATTATATAATACAGGTTTTGGAAAATTTAATTTAAGCAATCAAGTAAGTGGGAATATTAATACTGCTATTGGTTACCAAACACTTTGGAAACTTGCAAGCGGAACAGGTAATACTGTTGTTGGTGCAGGTATTGCGCTTTTTCTTACCACAGGTAATCTAAATACATTTATTGGGGGAGGAATTCAAGAGCAAAGTCAGAATAATAATGTTGATGACTGTGTTGCAGTAGGTTATTATTCGAATCGATTTGGACAAGGGGATAAAAACACTTCAGTTGGAACTTATTCATACGCAGGTGTTAGTCCGTTAACTACAGGTGAACTTAACACTGTTATTGGTTATAGATCAGGTTTTGTAATGACAACAGGCTCTAAAAATGTAATCATTGGAAGTTTTGAAGGCTTTAGAGCAGCAGCAGTTGGAGGATTACCCGAGTATAGCATAATAACATCCTCTAACAACATTGTCCTTTCAGATGGTGATGGGAATGTAAGGCAAAGTTTTGATAGTAATGGTGATGCTACTTTTAGTGAAAGTGTCGCCGTTAGTGAACTATTAACAATAACTCAAGCAAACGCAGGAACAACAGAAAATAAGGGGTTGAAATTAGTAAATACCGCAGGTTCTCGAAATTGGAATATAACCGCAGGTAGGTTTGATACAAATAATGATGATTTTACAATAAGATGCGCTGACACTGATGTTGATGCGTTATTTATTTCACCAACGGGTGACGCTACTTTTGGCGGTGATATAATAGCAAGAGGAAGCGTAACTAGGAATATTAGTTTTCTAGGCACGGGTGCTAGTCCTGAAAGCCTAAATGCGCAAATTCAATACGATCAAGTAAATGATACTACGGGACAACTATTTTTTAAAACATCCAATAGTGGAACACTAGAAACACGACTCACCATCTCATCGGTGGGCAACGTGGGAATTGGAAATAATAATCCAAGTCGTCCTTTAGATATTACTGCTGATAGTGGTGCGGTAGCATTAAAATTAAGGGCAAGAGTAAGTAATGATTTTGCTTTTATGTCTTTCTATAATCACCAAAATACTGTCGCTTGGGCTGAAATAGCGGGAACAGGAACAAGTTCCGCCGCCACTTCTCTTGACTTTTATGTTGGTGCTACAAAAAAAATGAGCATCTCATCGTCGGGGTTGGCTACATTTCAAAGTAGCGTTCAAGAAAAAATTAAATTAATAGCAAGTTCAAGTGAATATTTATCTTTGGCATTTGCTAATAATAGCGGAACGACTCAATGGGAAATATCAAAAGGTAATAGTAATGAATTGTATTTTTATAGAGGAGGAGGAGGAGTTGATCAAGGAATAAAACTGACCATTGAATCGGGGGGTGTAATGGTAAAAAATGGGAATTCAGATTCTGCTAGAATAATTCCCGCAACTGATAACGTAGGTTATTTGGGAGAATCATCTCATAGATGGCAAGCGGTTTATGCGGTAAATGGAAGTATTCAAACATCGGATAGAAATGAAAAAACATTAATAACTACATCAGATTTAGGATTAGATTTTATTTTAAAATTAGAACCTATCAGCTATAAGTGGAAAGTAGGAGGATGGGATATTGTAGAAAACGGAAAAAATGAAGAGCCTACAAAAACCCCAATTGATGGTAAAAGGAATCATTACGGCTTAATAGCACAACAAGTAAAAGAAGTTATTGGAGAAAAGGATTTTGGTGGGTGGGTAAAAGAAGATTTAGAGGATGTAGATTCTATGGAATCTTTACGATACGATCAATTTATTTCACCAATGATAAAAGCAATACAAGAACAACAAGCCATTATAGAAGATTTAAAAGCACGAATTGAAAAATTAGAATTATGAAACAAATAGAACCAATAGACGTATGGCAGAACGGAACAACCAAAACTGCCGTTAAATTACAAGCACAAGGGACAAGTGTCAACTTAGGACAATCAGCCTCTTTTTATTGGAATTTGATGACAGTAGAAGGTTATCAAGTTGCAAGCGGTAACCTTGGGATTAGTGGTGAACAATATGCTGCGTGGGGTGCTGATGATAATTACATTTACACTATTATAGCCGAGGATTTAAATCTAGTGATTGTCGGTGATTGGGTAGATTCCGAAGATTAATTATCTTTGAAGAAAAAAACTATGAAAATTACAGATCAAGAACTAGAAACGTTACAAAAGCAAGAGAAACAAAAGAACGGATTTGCTCACGATATTGGTGCGCTAGAATCTAGAAAGCACAAATTACTTAATTTGTTAGATGAAATAATTGAAAATCAAGAAACTACTTTTGAATCAATTGAAGAAAACTATGGAAAAATTAACATCAACCTTGAAACAGGAGAATACGAAGAAATTAAGGAAGAAGAAACTAAGTAAAAACTTAAGTTACAAAGAAGGAATTTTTTCTAGTACTTCCGTTAAACTGGGAATTAATAATGAACCAACAGATGAGCATTATGAGAATATGCTAGTTACTGCGGATAGGTTATTTCAGCCACTTAGGGACTGGTGTGGGCATCCTATTAAGGTAAATAGTATGTACAGATCAGCAGAATTAAACAAAGCCGTAGGAGGCTCTAAAACAAGCCAACACGCATTTGGACAGGCTTTAGATTTAGACACACTTGGAAGTAAATCAAACGCTGATTTATTTAATTGGGCATCTGAGAATCTTAATTTTGATCAGTTGATTTGGGAATTTGGAACAAATGAAGAACCGAATTGGATTCATATTTCTTTTTTAAGTGAAAAAGAGAATAGAAACCAAAAACTAAAAGCAACAAATCACAGAGGAAAAACAAGATATTCTAATGCCAATACCGAAACCAAATAAAAACGAAAAGCAGAAGGATTTTATGATTCGATGTATTCCCCAGTTAATGGGGGAGTACAAGAAAGATCAAGCTATTGCTATTTGTTATCAAAAATACAAAAACAAAAAATGACACAATTAAATGTAGATGTGGACGGAGACAAAAAACCGGATTTTCAAGTTGATTTTAAAACCCTAATTATGGCGGTTGGTATGGTGGTTTCATTAACGCTATCATACGCAATGTTGAAGACAGAAATAGAAATTGCTAAGACAATGCCAAAGCCTATTGTGTCACAAGATGACACTAGGGTTGTCAATCAGAAATTGGATTTTTTAATTCGAGAATTTGAAAAGTTTGAATTACAAACAGACAAAAGAATAGAAGATTTAGAAAAAAGAGTATTTAAAAAATAAAGTTATGTTAAAGACATTTTTAAATTTAGTAGAAACATTTGTACCTGTTGGGGGTGAAATTCTTGAAAATATTCGCGCGAAGGAAGGGGGCATTAATCGTTTTTTTGCTCCAAGATTTATCAAGCAAATGATAAGATTATTGGTGGCAGCAGCAGCCGTTTATGCATTTGTTACAGGTAAAATTTCGCTTGAGGAAGTGGAAGAAGTTGTAAAGTAAAATTTTTTCATTATTATTGCATTGCTATAAAGGCTAAACTTGCACACTAAACACCAGTGCTTGGATCGAGCAAAATATTTCTCCCATTGGGGGGTAAGGGGGGCATTAACTAGATAAGAACCCCCTTAAAGGGGTTCGTTTAATATGAAGAAATTAACTAGGAGTAAATTAATCAAAAAACTAGATAATGTATTTAGCCAATACATAAGAAGAAAAGATGCCATTGATGACATAGCAAAATGTATCACATGTGGGGTGGAGCGACATTACAAAGAACTACAATGTGGACACTTCCAAAGTAGAAGCCACTATTCAACCCGGTGGGAAATACTCAATGTAGGTGTACAGTGTATTAGTTGTAACATCTTTAAACATGGGCAACAATACCTATTCAGTAAATACCTAGATAAAACCTTTGGAGAAGGTACATCAAATGAATTGTTTTTAAAATCACAAATAATGGGAAAATTTACCACAAATGAAATTGAAGAAATGATTGATAAATATAAAAATTTGCTAGATCAAATGGATTGACTATATTTGAGCAACTTAAATATCTGTGGTGGTATATTTTTTTTAGATAGACTCCTATCTAAATATCTGTTTAAAGGGGAAAATTAATTTTTTCCTCTTTTTTTGTTTAATCATAGTATTATTAAATTTTTATTTTATATCTTGCTTTTAATTAATCAAATAAACAAACAAAAAGATGGAAAATTTAACAAAAATGAAAAATAGAATAAAGAAATTAAATTTAAAATTTGTCTCTTTAAATAAAAAATATGTTAAGTTAGATAATAGTTGGAAATCATGTTTTACGGAAGATCAAGAGTTTATTTTATCTTTTAAGTTAGAAGATGTTCAATCAGAAAAAATTAAAGTTTGTACAGAATTAGAGACATTAGAAAACTTATACGAACTTAAACATAATGAAGTAATAGCAAGAATTTTAAATATGTAATTCAATGGGGGGTAAAACCCCCTTTTTTTATGGAGCAAAAAACACCAACACCATTAAATGTCCTTTACGATAAATCAACCGATCCAAGAAGGGATAGATTTTCATTTGCATTTTCAACAAATATAAAGGACTGGATTAAATCAAGGCAAAGACGATACGATCAAAAAGCGTACAAGATTAAGAAAAAGGAATAAATATATTTTTAAAATAAAATGTTTATATTTGTTAAAAAAACTATGCAACAAATAGTAAACATAGAAGACTTAAAGTATCAGCACA